GCTCGTCGTAAGTCTTTCCGTGCTCGTCACAACTGCGACACTCCAGGTCCAAAAGATAAAGCAAGATATTGGTCTTGCAAGGCATGGTGATTAAAAAATGGAACATATTGCTGCACTTAAAGTAGTTCTTGGAAATAGTTTTGTGATGTACTTCAAAGCACATTCATATCATTGGAATGTGGAAGGTAAAAACTTCGCTGAGTATCATAAATTTCTTGGCGAGTTATATGAAGAGATTCATGATGCTATTGATGCAATTGCTGAACAGATTCGTGCAGCAAATGACTATGCACCATTTAGTTTAAATGATCTTTATAGAATGAAAACCATTGAGGAAGATATGGCTCGTTTGGAGACACCTGAGCAGATGTTTAGCTCTCTATTGTCTGCAAATAACGAGGTCATTGAATCCCTAAATAAATTATTCAAGGCAGCAGATGTTGCAGAAGAACAGGGACTAGCAGATTTTGCTGCTGGAAGAATAGATACTCACAAGAAACACGGATGGATGTTAAGATCCTTCATGAAGGGCGAATAAAATGAAATCTTATAAAGATATCTTAGAAGCACTCAAAGGCAACCAGCATAAGATCGACAAGAATAAAAATGGTAAGGTCGATGCTCATGACTTCAAACTTCTTCGTAAAGAAGAAGAACAAATCGTCTTCAAAAATGGTGAAGATGACGATGAAGAAAAGAAAAAAGAAGAAATGAAAGAAGCAGCACCTCCAGGATTCGAAGGTACTGTTAAAGCCATGAAGAAGAAAAAAGAGATTGATAATCCTTATGCATTAGCGTGGTCAATGTATAAAAAAGGATATAAGAGTCATAAGAATTCTGATGGCACTATGAAAGAAGAATCTGAACAGATTGATGAAAAATCTGAACAAGCTAAACAGAACAAAACGATGAAGAATATGATGGACGCATCTCGTGGTGCTCGTTATAAACTTAACAATCCAGTTCCAGATGCTGCGCCAGAACACAAAACTGCCAGAGCACATAATGTAGCAATTGGTCGTGCTTTACGTAACGAAGAAGAGAAGCCACCATTCGATGGTCCATACACAAAGACTAAACCTGCTAAAAACTCTGATGGCACTCCTCAAGCACCAATGAGCCGTGCACGTGCTCTTGCTAAAGACGCAATGAAGAAACAAATGAAAGAAGATATCGATCGTTTGTTTGAAGCCAAAGATGACTCAGAGTATAACTACGAAGGTGAGATGGCTGTTACACAACTTAAGACTATCTCTCGTCATGCTGAAGCACTACAAGCAAAGATGCAACCAGATACTAATTTACCTGAGTGGGTTCAGTCTAAGATCACTTTAGCAACTGATTATCTACAAACTGCTCATGACTATTTGATGTCTGAGTTAGATGAGCAAGCACCTGTTGCTCCAGTTCCAGATAGAAAATATATCAAGGGAACACCAGAGAATAAAGCGTATAAAGCAACAAAGAAGCCAATTAATGGTCACCCAACTAATAAAGTGAATGAAGAAGAAGCAGATAATCTTTCCTATAAAGATTTTATGGAAGCGATGACTGCTACACAAGTTCGCCCTGGAGTAACACGTTATACTGGTGGATCATACGGTAGTGCTAAAGGTGCTAAGTATGGAAACACTGATTATGACAAAGAAACTCTCGACACAAAAGATGACGAGAGTAATGATCAACAAAAACGAGGTCGTGGTAGACCAGCAGGTGCTAAGTCTGGTGCTCGTGGACCTAGAATCAAGTAATCTTAAGGAGAAATAAAATGGCACTATGGACAAATGTTGACGAAGAAGCAGGTAAACCAAAATACCTATCTTCAGGTGATCTAACAAACACAGTTGGTATTAACGCTGAAGAAGCAACTGCTAACGGATTAACTGCTGGTTGGAATTTAAAGACAACTGGATCAGGTGATCGCAGTGGTCGTGTATTCCACGAAGTATTGGTTGCAATGGGTTCAATGACTGGTGACAATGATTCAATTGCACCAGAAATTACTATCACTGTTCAACCAGCTAACCAATCTGTTACTGCCCCAGCAACTGCTACATTTAGCGTAACTGCTACCCGCACTGGTACTGGTACAATCGGATATCAATGGCAGATTCAGCAAGAAGGTGCTGGCGCATGGGCTAACGTAACAACTGGTACTGGTGGAACAACTGCTAGCTACACAACTGGTGCGACAGCAACTGGCGATGGCGCAGGTGCAACTGATGGCGACAAGTATCGTGTTCTAGTATCTCTTGCTGGTGCTGACACTAAAACTTCTACAGCAGCAACTCTAACAGTAGCCTAATAAATACATTATGAAGAGGGGATGCCATCCATCCCCTCAATTACGTGGGATGTTATGGTTAGTGATAAACTGAACGAAGGAAACTTTCTTGTATATGCGATGCATCATTATGACAATCCGCAATGTCATAGTCTTGCAGAGTTTGAAGAAGATTTAAAGAAGTTTTTGTACCTGAAGAAACTCTTGTCAAGGTACAAGAATAATGGTGAATTAAGAGAGCGTTTAATTCTTAATCACATTATTGTTCTTTATAATATTTTTGGAGAAGCATCTACACGAATGTTGTTTTATAAGATCGAAGAAAGTTGTTGGAATGTTTTGGTAACATTTTTGGTATACCTTGATAGGATGCCAGAGATAGTTCCAGAATATAATATTAAACTATCAGACATCGTTCTCGATGAGCATGTTATTGCAGTCTTAAGGAAGATATGAGTCGCATTGTAGACAATTTAATAGCCTATAAAGTGCTTTCAATGTTAGTCACTAACTTTGAAGACACAAAGGCATACAAATTAGGTATTATCGACAATAGTGGTAAAAACCTAAAGAAAGTCAGCACTCTTAAAACTTCTGAAGAGAAGGATGCGTACAGTTATTTGCATCGTCTCGTATTTAACATGAAGAAAATTCTCAACAAACTTCCAGGTGGCGAGAATAAATTAAAAAGTTTAGTTGCTGCATTGTTTCTGGTTAAAGAATATTACCAGTCAAACAATCGTTCAACTGCATTAATGGAAGAAAAATTTGACAAGATCTTCAAGATGTTGGATAATAGAGTGTCCCTTGTTGAGGAAGAGATTATTGTTAGTAAATTCTTGAATGAAGAAGCACCTGCTAATTCTACTGCTGGTGTTAGTGTTAATGAACCTGTTATTAAGAAAAAAGAAATCAAGAAATATCAGGTTATGGCTAGGAGAAAACCTGTAAATGTTTCTGCTTAGTTTTATTCCTGATGCGTTAATACAACTAATAGTCAATGGTGTCCTGATTGCAGGTATCGTTGGTTGCGTTGTATCATTTTTCTTTGGTTTCTTCGTAAGATGGATGCCATGGGTCATTCCATACAGAATGCTTCTGCAGATTGTTGCACTGGTTCTTCTTATTGCTGGTGTTTACTTTAAAGGTGGTATTGGTGTTGAGATGGAATGGCGAGAGCGTCTAAGAATCGCTGAAGAAAAAGTTAGAGTTGCAGAAGAAAAATCACAACAAGTAAATACTGTTATAGAAAAAGTATACGTTGATAGAGTTAAGACTGTAAAAGATACTCAGATCGTAGTGCAAGAAAAGATCGTTGAAAAAGAAAAGATTATTGACGCAGAGTGTAAAGTTCCCAAAGAAGCACTTGACATTCTGAATGACGCAGCAAAGAGTCCTGGAGGTAAGAAATGAAACGATTGATTCTTCTTGCACCAGCAATTTTATTAAGTGGTTGTTTAACATTTGGTACTACCGCACCAGTGCGTCAAAAGTTTCCTGATGTGCCACCTGAATTACTTAAATCATGTCCAGATTTACAACTAGCAAGCCAGACAGATAAACTGTCTGATGTACTTAAAATTGTAAATGAAAATTATTCGAGATATCATGAGTGTCGTGTTGCAGTTGACACTTGGATTGAATGGTACAAAACTCAAAAAGAAATTTACAATAAGTAATGGGCAAAGACATGCTAGATGTAGAGAGAATTGTAAGAATGGAAACACAAGTGGAAACCATTAAGGAAGATTTACACGAAGTCAAGAATGACATCAAGGAGTTGCACTCTCGCATCACAACAGGCAACAGGGAGATTGTAGATAAAATGGACGATATGCAAACTCGTCTGGAGCATCGAATGAATGCTCAAGCAGAAGTATCTTCTGCGCAACATAAATCAATCCAAGAAGAAATGAAAAAAGATTTAGATAAAATGGATGGTCGTGTTTCATCATTGGAACAGTGGAAGTGGTATGTAATTGGTGGTGCTGCAGTAGTTGGATTTCTTGTTGCAACAGTGGTAGACCTTACAAAAGTATTTCAATAAAACTTGCTTTGTAATGTAAGATGAGGTAAAATATTACCTCTATGTGGAGATATTATGTTATTCATTGATGCAAAGTATGCTCAAATACTGGGCAGTCGCTTGCGAAACTTCAAACAAAAGAAAGATTATCTCTGGAACTATTCGTGTCCAGTATGTGGTGACTCATCTAAAAATAAGTTGAAGGCACGAGGATACATTTATCGTGCAAAAACTGACTTGTTTGTGAAGTGTCACAATTGTGGGTATGGTACAAATATTGGTAATCTTATTAAGTATGTCGATCCTATTCTCTACGATGAATATGTCCTAGAAAGATATAAAGCAGGGGCGACAAAGCACAATGCTCACAAGGATGTTTCTGAAATTATACCCAAAGAAACTTCAATTGAGTTGCTTGAAGATGATATACTTTCCTCGTTAAAAAGATTAGATAAGTTGGATGAAAGCCATCCAGCTGTACAGTATGTGATTAAAAGAAAGATTCCAAAGAACAAATGGAATCTTTTGTATTTTGCACCGAAGTTTAAGGCATATACAAATACAGTCACACCAAAGTTTGTAGAGCCAATTGTGGATGAACATCCTCGTATGATTATCCCATACTTCACAAATGCTGGAAAATGTTTTGCTTATCAGGCAAGAGCGTATGGAGACGAAGACCCTAAGTATTATACCATCAAGGTGGATGAGACTCAGGAAAAGATTTATGGACTTGAAAGGATAAATTATGGTGAACGCATATTCGTGGTTGAAGGACCAATTGATTCGTTGTTCCTACCGAATGCAGTGGCTGTATCAGGAGCAAGTTTTGATACCCCTACTATTCGGCAGTTACTTACTAACGCAACTATTGTGATGGACAATGAACCACGAAACAAAGATATTGTTAAACAATTAGAGAAGTATATCGATTTAGGTTATTCTGTTTGCATGTTCCCAGATTTTATTATGCAAAAAGATATCAATGAAATGATTTTACATGGTGGGATGACAGCCGATGAAATCACGAATCTGATAAATACAAACACCTATACTGGTATGGAAGCGAAGTTAAAATTTAGTACATGGAGAAAAGTGTGAAAGTACAATTGATTAGTTATTCGGAACCTGCTGGTACTATGCCTGCAGACATTGATAATGTGCAAGACCTAATTGCGTTTTGTGCAAGGGTCTCAAATCCTTCCAACCAAACCAACACAGAAACATCAGAGAAGTTAATTCGTTATCTTATTAAACACAAACATTGGTCACCACTCGAAATGGTAAGTGTGTGTTTAGAGATTGAAACCACTCGTGATATTGCTCGTCAAATATTACGACATCGTTCCTTTTCATTTCAGGAGTTTTCTCAGCGTTACGCAGATCCAACAAAAGATTTAGATTTTGTCATTCGTGATGCACGACTGCAAGATACAAAGAACAGACAAAATTCTGTTGAGATGGATATACATAATGATGAGCATAGACAAATTGCTTATCAGTGGGAAAATCTTCAACGTGATTTGATTCAAAGAACGAGAGATGTATATGCTTGGGCAATCGCTAAAGGTATTGCTAAAGAACAAGCAAGAGCAGTCCTGCCAGAAGGACTAACTGTTTCTCGTTTATACATGAATGGCACATTGAGAAGTTGGGTGCACTTTATAGAGTTGCGCAGTGGTAATGGTACACAGAAAGAACACATGCTAGTTGCACAAGAGTGCGCAAAGGTTATCGCCAAAGTATTCCCAATGGCGAATGAATTCGTAAGTCAATAATAATAAAATTCGGAGTTACATATGGAAAGTGTCGTGCATGGCATTAGGATCGATTATTCTCGTGATGAATTATTCGATGAGTTAGGTAAAACAAGATTAAAAGAAAGTTACATGAGAGAAGAGGAAACTTCTCCACAAGAAAGATTTGCATATGTTTCGTCTAAGTTTGGTAGTAATGCTGATCATGCTCAACGGCTGTACGATTATTCCTCGAAACATTGGTTGTCCTACTCAACCCCCATTCTATCCTTCGGAAGATCGAAGAGAGGTTTGCCTATATCTTGTTTTTTAAATTATATTGAAGATACTGCGGAGGGTCTAGTTGATAATCTTAGTGAAACTAATTGGCTTAGTATGCTTGGTGGCGGTGTTGGCATTGGTTTTGGTATTCGTTCGGCAGATGATAAATCAACTGGAGTTATGCCTCACCTCAAGATTTACGATGCGTCGAGTTTGGCGTATCGTCAAGGTCGCACTCGTCGTGGCAGCTATGCTGCTTATCTTGATATTTCCCATCCTGATATTATTTCCTTCCTTGAGATGAGGAAACCAACAGGTGACCAGAATATGCGTTGCCTGAATTTGCATCATGGAATTAACATTCCAGATGCGTTTATGCAGTTAATTGAGAAGTGTATGGTTGATCATGATGCAGACGACTCATGGGAACTAAAAGATCCACACAGTGGTGAAATTCGTGAAGCAGTATCTGCACGTGAACTGTGGCAACGTATACTTGAGATGCGTATGACCACTGGTGAACCATATCTACACTTTATCGATGAATCAAATCGTAAACTACCAGAGTGGTTAAAAGAAAAGGGATTGAAGGTTCATCAATCAAATCTTTGCTCTGAAATCATTCTACCGACCAATGAAGAAAGAACTGCTGTATGCTGTCTTTCCTCGCTGAACTTGGAATACTATGATGAATGGAAAAACGATTCTCTTTTTCTTCGTGATGTTGCAGAAATGCTTGATAATGTTCTTCAGTATTTTATCGATAATGCACCTGATGCTATTCAACGTGCAAAGTATTCTGCTACTATGGAGCGTAGCATTGGTATCGGTGCTTTGGGTTGGCATGCTCTTCTTCAGCGAAAGAATATTCCGTGGGAATCAAGCATGTCAGTCGGACTTAACAAAACTATCTTCAAACACGTAAGAGAGAAATTAGATGTCGCTAATAAAGAACTGGGACTGGAGCGAGGTGAAGCACCTGATGCAGTGGGTACTGGGAATCGCTTTAGTCACCTTATGGCTATTGCTCCCAATGCTTCTTCTTCCATTCTTATGGGCAATACTTCTCCTAGTATTGAACCTTATCGTGCCAATGCTTATAGGCAGGATACTTTATCGGGTTCTTACTTAAATAAGAATCGTTACCTTGATAAAGTAATCAAGGAGAAATGTGAAACTGATGTTACTGCGACACTTGATTATAACGAAATTTGGCGTTCCATTATTGCGAACGATGGTAGCGTTCAACACATTGATTGGTTGGACGAATGGACAAAAGATGTGTTCAAGACTTCTATGGAGATTGACCAGCGTTGGGTGGTCCAGCATGCAGCAGACCGCCAATCATGGATTGACCAAGCGCAATCGTTGAATGTATTCTTCCGTCCAGATTCACACATTAAGTATATTCATGCTGTGCATTTTATGGCATGGAAACTTGGATTAAAAACAATGTATTATTGCCGTAGTGATAAGATTGCGAAAGCAGATAAAGTTGCTAAGCGTATTGAGAGAGAAGTTATCAAAGAGATCGATTTAACCGCACTCACATCAGAAGATGGTGCGTGTCTAGCATGCGAAGGATAAGAAATGATTAAGAAACACAGCAAGATGACGGATGAGAGAACATACTTCAAACCATTTAACTACCCATGGGCATATGAAGCATGGTTGAAGCATGAACAAGCACATTGGCTGCATACTGAAGTACCAATGGCAGAAGATGTTAAAGATTGGAAGAAGAAATTAAGTAAAGAAGAAAAAGAGTTTCTAACTAACATCTTCCGTTTCTTTACACAAGGTGACATTGATGTGGCAGGTGGATACGTAAAGAATTATCTTCCGCATTTTCCACAACCAGAAATTCGTATGATGCTTTCTGGTTTTGCTGCACGTGAAGCATTACACATTGCTGCATACTCACATCTGATTGAAACTCTAGGATTACCTGAGTCTACATACAATCAGTTTCTTGAGTATCAGGCTATGAGAGATAAGCACGATTACGTTATTGAGCAGTCCTCGAAGAATGGTACAATCGAAAGCACAGCAGCACATATCGCAATCTTCTCTGCATTCACAGAAGGTATGCAATTGTTCTCCTCGTTCATCATGTTATTGAACTTTCCACGTCATGGTATCATGAAAGGTATGGGGCAGATCGTTACATGGTCTATTGTTGATGAGACAATGCACGCTGAGTCAATGATGAAACTCTTCAAAGAATACATCAAAGAGAATCCAGAGATTTGGGGTGATGAGTTAAAGAGTAAGATCTACACTATTGCTGAAAAGATGGTTGAACTCGAAGATAAGTTTATTGATCTAGCATTCCAGAGTGGTGACATGCGTGATCTAAAAGCAGAAGATGTTAAAGAGTATATTCGTTATATCGCAGATCGTCGCTTGATTGGTCTAGGTATGAAAGGTATCTTCAAGCGTAAGAAGAATCCACTTCCATGGGTTGAGGAAATGATTAATGCACCAGTGCATGGTAACTTCTTTGAGAATCGAGTTACTGACTATGCTAAGGGTGCGTTGTCTGGTTCATGGGACGACGTATGGGGTAAAGCTGCTTGAGGATTACCATTGAAAACCATTGCCATATTTGTGCAGCATCCAGTTTGCTCTGCGCAAAGTGTGAACGGAATTGTTAGATCTCTTCAGTCTAAGTACAGATTTAAAATATTTACAAAACACGAAGTTGAAGATACATTCTTTGATGATGTAGATTTAATTTGTTTTCCTGGAGGTATAGGTGATTCTGATAGATTTGATGTTATTCTTGATAGGCATGTTAACATCATACGTAATCATGTTGCTAACGGAAAAGCATATCTCGGTATATGCATGGGTGCTTATTGGGCTGATCGTGACTACTTTGATATTCTTAAGACCACAAGGGTTGAGCAATATATTAAAAGACCAAACACAGATACAAAACGTCCACACGCTAAAGGTTTAACAGTCGAATGGCAAGGTCAATTAGAAAGGATGTATTTCTATGATGGTGCTTGTATGGTTGGCGGTGATGTGGACGTTGTGGCTCGCTATAGCAATTCCGATCCTATGGCGATTATACAAGGGAACATTGGGTTAATAGGTTGTCATTTAGAATCAGAAAAGGTTTGGTATGATTACTATAAATGGATGCCGAAACATTGGCATGGTGGTAGACATAACGAACTGTTACTAAACTTTGTCGATAAATTGGTGGAAACATGACAGCATGGATTTTAGTATTTTGGGTATCATTCCCAGAAAATTATACACAGCATGAAAAATACAAAACTGAAAAAGAATGTAGAGATGCTGAATATTCGTGGAACAGAAGACTCAAAGCAGTAAATTCACAAATTCAAGCTGAATGTAGAAAATGGCACACATAGTAGCTAACTTACCACCAGTAAAATGTTTTGTTCGTAAAGAATTCCTTTATGATTTTGAAAAAGGATTTGGAGAACTAGAGAGATGCTGGTGGATAAGTATTAAGTCATTAAGAGGACAAGCGTTTCGTATAGAGTCTTATCTTAATGAATATGGTGCGTTGTACGATAAACTACCATTACATGCATATTGCTGGAAACCTATTGAGGGAGAGCCACTTCCATTAGATTATTTACAACTTTGGGATTGCTTGTCTTATGATATCACTTTGATAAAGAAAGCACAACTCCAATCAATGCGTTGTAAATTTAAACTAAAAGATGGAGGTTGGATGTATGGCACTTATCTATTCACTGTGGATTCTGCTCATCCTGACTTTAATATTCTTGATACTGGATTTGCTGAAGATATCGAAGATCACAAATCTTATAATTTTATTATGTGTGATAATGGGCAGTTCGCTGCTCAGCCAAACAATCGTCTTATTATCCTTGAGCCTTCGTCTAATCCAAGGGAATTAAAACTACCTGACTTTAAGGTAGCAACCAAACGCTGGTCTGTAGAATCTGATGCTAAGTGGGCACTTGGTGATACAAACACAGTCATGTACGAAAGAAAAGATGATTGAACTAATCTACCTTTTGATTATGACGCATATTACAATTGTATGCGTAACATTGTTTTTACACAGAGGACAGACTCATAGAGGTATAGAGTTTCATCCTTATACCTCACACTTTATGCGATTCTGGTTGTGGCTTACAACTGGTATGGTCACCAAAGAATGGGTAGCCATTCATCGCAAACATCATCAGAATTCTGATAAAGAAGGTGATCCTCATAGTCCACATAATGAAGGTATATGGAGTGTTCTGTTTAGTGGAGTTTACTACTATATTATTGCTGCACGAGACAGAGAAATGATTGCTAAGTATGGTGTTGGCACACCAGATGACTGGATGGAAAGAAATGTTTATTCTAAATTTCCATATGCTGGCATCGTAATTATGTTGGCTATCAGTTTGTTATTATTTGGTTGGTGGGGAATTTGGTTCTGGGGTGTCCAGATGATTTGGATTCCATTCTGGGCAGCAGGAGTTATAAATGGAATGGGACATTACTATGGTTATAGAAATTATGATAGCAGAGACAAATCAACAAACATACTTCCATGGGGTATTGTAATTGGTGGTGAAGAACTACACAACAATCATCATGGAGATCCAGCGAATCCAAAGTTAAGCAGAAAATGGCTAGAGTTTGATATCGGTTGGATGTGGTTTAAAGTACTGAATAAATTTAATTTAGCGTGGGAACGAAAAGATGGCAACTAAATACTTTGAGTGTAATGAATGTGGAGCGAGAGGTAAGATTATTCTCAAAGGTGAAGATCACACAGCGGAAGAATGTGTATATTGTCCAGTGTGTTCAGCAGACATTTATGAAGAAGAGGATGACTTCGATGAAGAAGAATGAATTGGTCATATCAACAAAAAGAAATTTCAGAATTACCAGATGATTGTGTTGGGTTTGTATATTTGATTACCAATCTGACGAACAATCGCAAGTATGTCGGAAAGAAATTAGCAAAATTCTCTAAAACCACATACAAAACTATCAAGAAAAAAGACGGCACGAAAAAGAAAAAACGTGTTCGTTCTAAAATAGACTCGGACTGGCTAGAATATTACGGTTCGTCTATAGAACTAAATAAAGATGTAGAATCTTTTGGGAAGGAAAACTTCACTCGAGAGATTTTGTATTTTTGTAAATCTAAAGCAGAATGTTCTTACATTGAATCACGAGAACAGTTTGCGAGAAAGGTACTAGAAAGCACCGAATACTACAATAATAACATTATGTGTCGTATTCATGGTTCTCATATTCTAAACAAACTATGACATATTTACTATTTGCTGTAGCGTTGTCACTATCCGCAGTAGCTGCATATTATGCAGTTGCTGGGTTAATTGCCATTTTTGCTGCAGCAGTAGTCCCAATTGCCATCATGGGAACATTGCTGGAAGCAGCAAAACTCGTGGTAGCATCGTGGCTTTATCGTTCTTGGAGAGAAATACCAAGACTGATGAAGTCATATTTCACAGTTGCCCTTATTGTTTTAATGTTACTGACTTCGATGGGCATCTTCGGTTTCTTATCAAAAGCACATCTTGACCAAGCAATTCCTACAGGAGATGTTCAGGCTAAGTTAGCATTAATTGATGAGAAAATTAAAACAGAAAAGGAGAACATAAATGCAGCACGTAAAGCAATTACTCAATTGGATCAGCAAGTTGATCAAACCATCGCAAGAACAGAAGACGCCAGAGGTGCAGAGCGTTCCATCGCCATCCGTAGAGGACAGCAAAAAGAACGAAGTGCCCTCCTCTCCGAAATTGGAACAGCCCAAACCAAAATCTCCAAGTACCAAGAAGAACGTGCGCCAATCGCAGCCGAAGTCAGAAAAGTCGAAGCAGAAGTTGGACCGATTAAATACATAGCAGCACTTATCTATGGTGATAATCCAGATACAGACCTACTTGAAAAAGCAGTACGCTGGGTTATTATCATGATTGTGCTTGTATTTGATCCACTTGCTGTTCTTATGTTAGTTGCTGCAAATTGGCAATTAAGAAAAGATAAGAACGAAGTTCCAGCATTAGTTGAAAAAGACTGGACATCGTTCTTTAAAAAAGAACCTGTTGAAGAGTTTCCAGAAGAGAAACACATCGATTTAAAAGACGAAGTGGTCGTAGAAGAAACGTCCAGTATAAAAGCATCTTCAAACACAGAAGAAGAAATACCAGAGATCAAAGTAGATGAACTATCTAAAGATTGGGAACCAGAGTTATACGATCGAGTTAAAAAGATTGAATATGACTCTGCTGGTAGAAGAATTACTCCAGTTCTCGAAGAAGAACTAAAAGCACCAAAAACACAATCATTCCTCAAAAAAGTTCAAGAAACTCTTCTTGGTATTAAAACCATAGAAAAAGAGGTTGAAGAACTGCAAGATAAACCTAAGAATCCTAAATAACAGTAGACAGCGATGCTGTCATAACTAACAAAAAAGGTTTTTAAAATGACTAAAAAGATCGCTATAGCGGTGCTTTTTGTCATGGTTTTGTCCCCTGCGATGGCTGCTGATCCCATCGTGACTGATTCGACTAGTAGAAGCACTACAGATTCCACTTCAAATAGCACAACAACAGTAAAATCCCCTCCACCAACAGCAGTGGCTCCAGCCATCACGATTATTAATAGTGATGTTTGCGCAGTGGCTGTATCTGGTGCAACTCAAACTCAAATTCTTGGTATCTCTTTCGGTGCCACGATGACTGATAAGAATTGCGAAAGATTAAAACTAGCTCGTTCCACATATGACATGGGCATGAAAGTAGCAGCAGTTGCTATCATGTGTCAAGACGAAAGAGTATTTACAGCAATGATGAATGCTGGAACACCATGTCCGATAGATGGTAAAATTGGTGAACAAACATACTAACACCAACAGTCGGTGCATGGACTGGCTCAGTTGCTGGGCAAAATGGTGGATTTAGTGGTGGTGGTAATGGACCAGCATTCAATGCAGGAACAAACACATTAATCTTTGGCTACACGACAGCAACAGCAACACAAACAATAACTGCTGAAGCATTTGCACTACAACACGCATTAAACTTATCAAACTCTGGTATAAAGATTAATGGATACAATTACTCTTGGCTTATCAATAACTCAGGTGAACAGTCAGGAACATTAAGTGGTCAAGTCAGATTGATGCGTGGTAATATCGCTCTTGAAACTTACACTTATAATTACAATACACCAACAAATAGTTTTGAGTTAAAAACAGGAACACAAAACTTTTCCAGTGAGTATAGTTTACTTGCAGGTGATGCTATGCAATTATCGTTCACTGGTAAAGATAGTAGATTCTGGGCAGGTTATTATGGACCACAAGTTCGCCAACCATCTTTAACTTTAAATTATACAACTGATCCATGTATGTCAAATCCAGCGTATTCATCATCATGTGCTGGGTTCAACGATATTCTTACTAGTCGAAGAATGTATGCTGAAAGTTACGCTATTAATCAAGCATTAGACTTAGTTGGTGTTGGATTAAAAATACATGGTTTGAATTATGGTTATGATTACGTGCTAGGTGGTAGATGGTGTTCAGTTGCTGGAACAAATCCAGATGGAACACTAGGTTGTTCAGAGTGGGCTGATTCATCTCTTGCTGTTGGTGTTGCAGTAACAAAAAGTGATCATAGCATTTTATATTCTACTGGTCATATTCACTCAGAACAGAATTCAACTGGATCCACTAATTACTCTCACATTTTTAGTAACTCATTATTG